TTTATGAAGATGGGGGTTTCTCTACTAGTTACACTGGATTATCAGCAGACAATCCAAGCCTAGGAGTAACCATTCCTGGCTTATCAACTGCTAGCACTTATGAAGCAAAATTAATTGCTATTCGAAATAGTGACAGTGCACAAGTCACTCAATCTGTGTATTTTTAGGTCAATAAATACCTAACACCTAATTTTTTCAATTCAATAGATTTCTAGCGAGAAATCTTATATAATAGGGACTGTCGTCCTTAAAAAAGGAGTAATTATGGAGAATTTGTATAACGCAGATCAAAAATCTGTTGATATTCAAAAAAACATAATCCGTTTAATAGCAATCATATTAATGCTTGCTGGATTATATGGTTGCTATGGTCTACTAAAATGGACTGTGGAAACTAAGTTTAATAAGATTGAAGAAATTCGCGGTTCCGATATTACAGCGGAATTTCGTGAGCGTCAACTAAGTTGCCTAGCACGTAACATATATCACGAAGCCGGTAACGAGCCATTTGAAGGCAAGGTAGCAGTAGCACAAGTTACCTTAAATCGTGCCGAACATCACGGATTTCCCAACGATGTATGCCGTGTAGTCTATCAAAAGAACGTTATCTATGAGAAAGTTGTATGCCAATTTTCCTGGTATTGTGACAGAGTCAGTGCTAGTCGTATCATACATAAAGACGTTTATGAAGAAAGCATGGAAGTAGCTAAGAAAGTTTTGTTAGAAGGATTTAGGTTACCTAGTCTAACACAAGCTCTTTATTTCCATGCCGACTACATTAACCCAGGTTGGAAACGTGAGCGTGTGGCCAAAATAGGCCGACACATTTTTTATAAGTGAGATCAAGATGTCAAATGAACCCCTAGCTAGAATTCTTAATTATGTTGCACATATACCCGAAGCAGTCATTAAGTTCATACGCGAACATTTGGGTAATATCAGTGCTCATACTCTAGGATGGTTAACTATTATTATGTTACACTTGAGCAGTGTACCAACATTATTAGCAGTTTTAACTAACCAAAGTGATAAGATGCCACCAGTTGATATCATGTTGTTTGTCTGGGGCGGTTTAATAGCAGTGTTTTTTAAGAGCCTAATCGAAAGGAACTTTTTGTATATAGCAACTATCTGCCTTGGTTTCTGTGCCCAAACAGTTATCATGAGTTTGATTTTATTTAAGTAAGGTGTAAATACTAGGTGAACTAAGGAGTTCCATAATGTCAAAACGAGTAGCGGCACCAGAGTCAGACAAAATTAGTCTTGAACTAGAAGAAAGCGAAGATCTAGATATTGAAAGCACCGATATAGGTTTTTTATTAGACAGCGAAGGAAACTTAAAAACTGTATTCGGTCCCGAGGACGGGTTTACTAACCCTAACGAAGTTGTAGCAGCCATACTTGAAATCTTGGGCGTAGACGAACTTACAGCACCAAATCGTACTCTACACTAAGTTGCAGAAATGCCACAATCTGTGGCTCTAAAACAACACTTTTTTGCTTAGAAATCAGCCATTTTAGCCTGTTTTTTAGGCAGACTGTGTTGTTTTTGCACTACAACTTGACACGGCGAACCCATTTTGCTATACTACGAGTATGGAAAAAGCAACTCGTACTCGTAAGCGCAGACAAGACACTAAGCATGCCTTGTACATGATCGTCAACGTAGTGACAAACGAGCACTATATTGGCATTACAGTATGCGGTAGCCAAGTCAATCGTGCACTTAAAATACGCTGGCAAAAGCATGTTCGCCGCGCCGTAACAGAGAACAAGTCGTGGGCTTTATGCAACAGCATTAGGTCGCATGGTGCCGACGCTCATGTTATACTATTGGTTGATGTAGTGCGCGGACGCAAACCCGCACATGCCGCAGAGAGAGAAATTGTAAACAGTTGTAATCCTGCACTTAACACGCACTAGGAGTTAGTTATGCTTACAATAGAGAAAGACAACAAAGAGGCCCCTAACAAATGGTGGGCTGCTCAAGATGCTAGAATGCGTAGTATTGCTAACAAAAGTCGTTGGGATACGAAAACGCATCGCAAAGTAGACGCCATGATGGCGGTACTTGACACACTTTATAGCGGTAGAATTTATGACGCCTATAGAGCACGTAGTGTTGCAATTAAAATTGACAAGCCTCAAGTTCGAGATCGCAAATGGCTCGCCGTAATGGAAGCAGATTGGGAAGCTGAGGGCATTTATAAAACTAAGACCCCTCAGGGCGTACTATATCAAGTTAGAAAAGTTGTAAAATAACAACAGGTTGACCGCCCAGACCAATTTTGCTATACTAACGGTACACTGAAACAACGGAGATTGAAATGGCATACAAAGGTTTTTATCGTGCTGCTCGTGTTGTTACCCCTGACGCTGCTCAGGAACCCCAAGTTCAGGCTCTGCGTAATGCTATGAGCGCAATGGCTGCTCGTGACGCAGAGTTCGCTGGCAGCTTAGTCAGCAACTTCTATCGTTTTGGTCGTCTCAGCGACAAGCAATTGGCTTGGGTTGATACGCTTACTCAGCGTGTTACTAACCCTGCTCCTGTTGCACCTGCCGCTTTACAAGTCAACGTTCAGCGCATCCAAGCCATGTTTGATCGTGCTGCACAGACTCTCAAGCGTATTAAGGTCAAGCTCCAGTCAGTAGAGGGCCAGCCTGTTGCGTTTGGTCGTGCTGGCGCCGCTAGCAAGTACGCTGGTCAAATTCTTGTAACAGACGGTGGTCCGTTTGGTGCTAATCGGTACTTTGGTCGGATTGATGCCAACGGTGACTTCCATGCTACTAGACAAGCCAACGCCGATGTTGTATCATTAGTACAAGAGTTTGCCGCAGAGCCCGAGGCTACTGCTGGCAAGTATGGACGTTTGACTGGTGCTTGCAGTTTTTGCAACCACGGTCTCAAAGATAGTCGCAGCACTGAATTGGGTTATGGCCCAGTGTGCGCGAAGCGTTTTGGTCTTGTTCACTAAATCGAGGAGAGACTCAAATGAGTACAAAAATGGCAACTCCAGAAGATTATAAATTTTTTGACTTTCTAGCCCCTTATCGCTGGCCCAATAAATCTAAAAAACAGATTGCACAATACAGGGAATTAGTGGCAGATGGTGAGCTTCAAATTGAGACAGTTTTAGAAAACGCTTTGGCAGTTGCATCAAATGGCCTCTATACAAGAATCGCAGAAGACAGCAAAGATTTTTGCGATGGCAGCGATTCTAAGAAAAGCAGCAGCCAATTTAGAAACAACGATATTAAACGTGATCATTGGACTAACTCTTGTGCCGTTACTAAACTTAAGAATAAGACAGGATTGATAAGAGCTCTAATTTACAGTAAAGTGCCTGATAAATTTTATTTTTTTGCTATTCCCTATGAAGCATACAAGGGTATGAATCGTGTTGATATCTTATTAGATTCTAGTGTAGGGTATAGGGAGCCAAAAGGCATCCCTTATGGAAAATGGACGCATTATCAAGTTCCTGATTTTGAAACACTAGCTACTATAAGTCATGAAACGCAACATCAAAAATATAGAGAGTACACGAGGATATATGGATAAGCCCTGGCAAGTTATCTCAGCACTAGAAACACACAATCTGCGTACCAACAAGGAGCAGATTATTGAGGCTCAAGCCCAAGCCGGCAACTCGGAATTCTTTGAGGGTTGCCGCTTGGCTCTTGATCCCATGATTACCTTTGGCATCAAGCAAGTGCCCGAGAAGAAGGCAACAGATCAACTAACCAGTGACCATGGTATGAACTGGGATACCTTTGCCTTGGCTATCACAGGCTTTGTCACTAGACAAGTCACCGGCAACATGGCTCGCGACATGCTTAATCACATGATGCTGGCTAGTACACAGGAGCAGTGGAATTCATGGTACCGTCGTATCCTTATCAAGGACCTACGCTGTGGTGTTAGTGAAAAGACCATAAACAAGGTGGTAGAGCGTGACTATCCTGGCTATAGCGTGCCTGTGTTTGGCTGTCAACTTGCTCATGATAGTGCTAATCACGAGGGCAAAGTCGCAGGAAAGAAACTCATCGAAGTCAAGTTGGATGGAGTTCGTGTTATCACTATTGTGCATCCAGACGGCAGGGTTGATCAGTTTAGCAGGAATGGTAAAGAACTTGTGAACTTTGCACATGTCAAAGCCGAGTTTCATGCTATTGCAGATAAACTGCCAGAAGCCATGGTGTTTGATGGCGAGATCATGAGCGCCAGTTTCCAGGACTTGATGCGGCAGGTTCATCGCAAGAGTAATGTTCGGGCTACGGATGCTGTACTGCACCTGTTTGATTGCTTGCCTTTAGCAGACTTTGAGCAGGGTCGCAGTGACGCTACCCAACTAGAACGCAGTCATGCTCTACAGGCATTTTATCAGCAACATGAGGCGGCTTTGCCAAGTGTGCGTGTACTAGGTCAAGAGCTGGTAGACTTGGATACCCAAGCAGGACAAGCTCGTTATCGTGAGATCAATCGTGAAGCCATTGCAGGCGGCTACGAAGGTATTATGATCAAAGATACGGCTGCCGCATATGAATGTAAGCGTAGCGTAGCATGGTTGAAACTTAAGCCTTTCATTGAAGTCAGCTTAAATATTGTTGACATCGAAGCGGGCACTGGTAAAAATGCAGGGCGTCTTGGTGCCCTAGTTTGTGAGGGTGAAGATGACGGACGTAGAATTAGGGTTAACGTTGGTAGCGGCTACAGCGATGAGCTTCGCACTGGGATTTGGGATAGTCAGCATACTATTAAGGGGCAGGTCGTTGAGGTTCGTGCAGACGCTGTTACTCAAAATCAAGATGGCAGCTATTCGCTCAGGTTTCCGCGGTTTATACGCTTTCGCGGTTTCGAGATTGGAGAAAAATTGTAGTATGGACAAGCAAATGATCAAAGACATGCTGTATGGCACAATCTGTGAAATGCAACAAAATAATCGGTACTATTATCGCAGCACAGTAGGCGTAGAATACAGTCATTGGCGCGACGAAGGTGAGCAGCAATTAAGTCAGATGATCAAGGTAATCAGTGCTCGAGTTGATCAGATTGAACGCGATCGTGTAAAAGCAGCCAGTCAACAATTGCTATTAGATGAATTAAAGAAGGACCATGAATGAAAATGAAAATACAATTTACTAACATTCCAGAATTACTGGAAATATTTCCTCTAGATAAATGGAGCCGCGACCATACTACTAGGCTTATGGGCATACATCAAATAGGCTACGCTTTTACACCTACTACAATGTCAGAGTATGCACTAAGATTTCATACAAGAGAAGATTTTGACCTAGCTAAAAGACTATTACAAGAACATGAAATCACAGATTAATCCGGCCACACAAGATGGTAGTATTCAACAGTGCTCACCAACAACCTGGATCGTTAGCCTAGAGGAAGATCCCGAAACTGGTGATCTAGTTATGCCTATTCCCACAGAAGCACTAGCGGCTAATGGGTGGCGAATAGGCGACACCCTGACATGGAATATAGATGATGAAGGAACAGTCACACTCGCCCGCGATGTTGAGTCGCAGTCCGGATCGTAATACCTTTCAGCCGACTAGGTATTTGATCAGAATGGCAGAACAGGGACGAACTCCAGAAAATGATGACGATGTAAGCGCCATGGTGGAGTTCTATAAAACTGAAGCAGAACGCAGATTTGAGCGAGAGCAGGATCCTGCATGGCGTGAGCATAACATGGAATATGACCTACGTACCAGTGAATTCATGTGTGAAAAGGTTCGTAGCAATGATTACTATGCACAGAATCTGTATGCTGCCATGTGTAACAACGACTTCGTCAAACTAGATGTCATGCCCATTCTAGAGGATCGTTCATGGACCTGTTCATGGCGATACTCGGGTGGTATAGTGGCCGACATGATGGGTTCGGGTGATTATATAGATTGGTACTGTTCAGGTATTCGCAATGACATTGACGACTCTGTGCAGGAAGGGTGGTCGGATCTTGAACGTCAACGGTACCGGAATCAATACCAGCGTTATGTAGCAGAAGGCCGTATCACTGAGGAAATTCGGCAAGATTTACAACAAATAGGTTGGGTACCAAAATCAGGAGGTGACTGGGAAAAATTCGAGTAAATTAGTAGTTGACAACACTGACATCGATCTCTATACTTGTACAACTTAACAAAGGAATACATAATGGCATTTACTAAAATTACTTCAACACAAAACGTTTTTCTTGAGCAGTATCTACGTGGTACCGGTCGTACCCTTACTGCACGCCAAGCTGAATCTATGTATGGTATCAAGAACTTACGTGCTCGTATGACTGAGTTTCGTCATGCTGGCTTGAAAGTTAGCACCAAGCCTACTACTGATGGTCGTGCTAGCTACACCGTAGCAGCTCGTGACGTAACTGGTAGCCGTGCTAGCCGTTTCGCTTAATAGTTATATGAGCTAGGATAAAAGGCTGTCTGGTACAGCCTTTTATTTTTTACGGAGCCAAGAATGCAACTACAAGACAACGAACGCTTATTCTTATTCAGTTGGGATAGTTTTGGCATTGAAAGCATTGTTGATCTTACCAGCTATGCAGGCTGGGAAGAACTACAATTGTTAAATATGTTAGGCGATAGACCAGTACAGCGTAATCCTGCTCATAGTATTGTACAGTCAATTTTACTACGTGCTAGATATAACGGTCATAGGCATTATGAAGTTTACATGGTAGTTTGTGACCAAGGCATGACAGAAAACTATTGGCGTGAACAATGGGCACTGTTTCCACAAAATACCGCAGATGTTGTTCGTGTGCGTGGACATCGGTTATGGTCGGATCGTGTTGATGAAGATAGAGTTTTAATCAAATGAAAATTAGTTACATGAGTGATTTGCATCTCGAGTTTGGTGACTTGGAGTTGCCAGGCGGGGATATACTGGTCTTGGCCGGAGACGTTGCCGAAGTCCGGAACATCGAGCAGACCTATGACCCTGCATTTGCAAGATTGGGCGAAGACGTCACCAGGTATGGACGCCCAGATCGTGCTCGCAGATTCTTCGTGGAAGAATGCGCCAAGTATCGTCAAGTGTTCTATGTCATGGGCAATCATGAACACTATCACGCAGAGTTTCTCAGCACCGAGCAACGACTTAGAGCAGTAATGCCCGACAATGTCAGACTAATGGAACTAGATGATGTTGTTATAGATGGCGTACGATTCCTAGGTTGCAGCTTATGGACCGACCTAAATAATGATGATCCCTCAACTGCTGCGGCACTGCGCGGAATTATGAATGACTACCGTGTGATCAAGTATCATAATCCGGCCAACAATGCATGGCACAGACTGACTCCGGATATCACTCGCGGAGTGCATCGAGCCAGCGTAAATTGGTTGAAGGATAGGTTGCGTGAACAACCCAACACGCCCACAGTAGTTGTAACGCATCATGCTCCTAGTTTCCGAAGTATTCACAGAGACTATGTGCACGAAAAGTTGATGAATGGTGGATATGCCAGTAACCTAGAGAACTTGATCTTAGATAACCCACAGATTCGAACATGGATTCACGGTCACATCCACCAGCGTCAGGACTATCATATTGGTAGCTGCCGTGTTTTAGCCAATCCACGTGGATATCAAGGCTATGAACAAATGGAGTTTAATCCAGCGTGTCAAGTAGAAATTTAACTGTGGTTAGGGTAGGGTGGAATTTGAATTCGCCCACCCCTTGGAATGAAGTTACTGCTAGAGCCTTAGAAGTGTTTGGTTTACCTGGAGATAGGTATATAACACACCTAACACAAGATTACCTAGAGTATCATTTTAGAGATCCACATGATGCTACATTATTTGTATTAGAACACTCGGGACAGATCGACATAGCAGTGGTACAAGATTACGAGGTGGCCAAATGTTGAAATGGTATATTAGTTATTGCGTCTTTGCAGCCATAGCCAGTATTGTTATAGCAGTTCTGGTGCATGACTTTATACTAGCAGAGGAATACTATATAATAATCCCTGGACATGTTGCGCCTGTACAACAGACCATAACCACATGATCAACATTGAGTTGACAGGCACTAAGATAGACACTATACTAGGGATTGTGCGTGATTTACGCCAAGCAGGACTAGTACAAGGGCGGGATTTTGATTTTGCCTATACACCAGAAAGGCTAGACTACAATCTAGCTAGTGTAGGTGAAGTACTAGCCCGGCGGCAAACGGTGTTCAGTTTTTATGATGAAAGCCTGGCGTCGTGGTTTGGTATAAAATACGCAGATTACGTGGCATAAATAAACAACGTGGTATAAATACAACAGGTTGACAGCGAGTAAGAAAACCAGTATTATACGAACATAGCAGCAAAACAAGTAGTCAGCAGTGTTGTTAAACAACAACAGGTTGACAGCGAGTAAGAAAACAAGTAATATAGAGACTTAGCAGTAAAACATTAAACAACGAGGACTTAAATGCAACCAACAGTCGGATCAGTAACAGCGAAGATTAGTCATAGCACACCCATGTGCTCATGGCAGTCATCGAGTTATGATCGCGCCAATGAGGGCAAGGGTCCGGGGTCCATGGAGGGCCGGATGTAAGCAATACTAGCATCCAAACTTCCAAGGACCCTGAGATCGAAAGACTCAGGGTTTTTTGTTTTGTGTAGTAAAGTGTGAGGCAACGCGAGCCTGCTGGCACTATAAACATCAGCTATAATGTGGGCGGACTACCGGATGAGAAGCTCCTGGCGATAACAGGGGTGGTAAAAAGGTAGTAGTAATAAAGCAGACTGCCGAACAGACAAATTGCAGCGGCAAGTCCAAAGCAGATGAGTAGTCTGCTTTATTACCAGCATTCACTAGAGTGCTGTAAACTTATATGGAGATCGGGCGGCATTGGCGACCGCAGCTGACTGTAAATCAGTACTCTCTGAGCACGGGGTTCGAATCCCTGGATCTCCACCATACACTGTCCCTATAGATTACGCTGGTTAGATCATCACCCTTTCAAGGTGAAGAACCGGGATCGTCGCCCGGTAGGGACGCCAAACATGTCGTAGAGACCACCTGGAGGTGATGCCTGACTGTCTATCAGGTCGCGGCGGGTTCGATTCCCGTCTACGGCGCCAAACACGATGCGGGTATAACTCAATGGTAGAGTATTAGACTTTTAATCTAAGAGTTGGGGGTTCAAGTCCCCCTGCCCGTACCATATTGGTCTGTTAGTTCATCGGTAAGAATAATGGCTTGTCACGCCATAGAGACGGGTTCGATTCCCGTACAGACCGCCAAGATTGGGCTGGTAGTGATAATGGGAGCACATCGCGTTTGCACCGCGAAAGTCGGAGTTCGATTCTCCGCTGGTCCACCAATTACGGACTTCTGGTATTAGCTGGGAAGTACGCCGTGGGAGTAATCCTTCGGAGGCGTTGGTTCGATTCCAACGAAGTCCACCAAACAATGTCTCTCAAGTGTTACGGTAGCACAGCAGCCTCCAAATCTGCGGGCCGGGGTTCGACTCCCTGGAGGGACGCCATTTATTGGTAATGTAGCATAACGGTAGTGCGCCTCCTTCATACGGAGTCTTGTGCTAGTTCAACTCTAGCCATTACCACCACTCATTGGAGGGTTAACTAGGCTGGGCCTAGCACTGACTTGAAATCAGATGGACCGTTCGCGGTTGGAGTTCGATTCTACCATCCCTCCTCCACCATATATGCCTGTTTAGCTCAGTTGGTAGAGCATTCGACCGATAATCGAAAGGTCTCTGGTTCGAACCCAGGAACAGGTACCATGTCTACTGGGGGTTCGCCAAGTCGGGTCTAAGGCAACAGTCTTTGAAATTGTGATCACTGGTTCGAATCCAGTACCCCCTTCCATACATGCTGATATAGATCAGGGGAAGATCGCTGACTTGGTAAGTCAGAGGCCGCAGGTTCAAATCCTGCTATCAGCACCACAATGCCGCTTTGGTGAAGGTGGTCCTCACGCTGGTCTGAAGAACCAGAGAACTCTGATCGTAACAGAGGGGCGGCACCATACATATACCACCGTAGTCTAATGGAAAGGCAACGCTCTTCTAAAGCGTCCTATGGGGGTTCGAATCCCTCCGGTGGTGCCAGTCAATGGTGACCATAGTGTAAAGGTTTAGCACCACACTCTGTGAAAGTGTAAGAATGGGATCGATACCCATTGGTCACCCCATACCACTGTAGCTCAGCTGAATAGAGCACTTGGCTACGAACCAAGGGGTCGTGGGTTTGAATCCTGCCAGTGGTGCCATATAGAGTTGACAACAAGGTGATTACTTGCTATACTAGTTGAAATAGCAGTAATTGTTCTTTAATAACAGCATTAAATTTGGAGAGTTGGCCGAGCGGCTTAAGGCAGCGGCTTGCTAAGCCGTCGATTCAGGAAACTGGGTCCGTGGGTTCGAATCCCACACTCTCCACCATACAATTCCAGGACGGGCCCAAGGTGAGCCAGCAGACTGTTAATCTGTTCATCAGGTAGGTTCGATTCCTACTCCTGGAGCCAATTTTAATAGCTCACTTGATAAATAAGTATGTTATAGGAGTGAGCTATGTTATTAACAAAAGACCAGATATTGGAGGCGTTGGATAAACATTGGAATATAGGCCCAGCAGCAAAAGAATTAGGCGTAGGGTACAGTACTTTGCGAAAGTATATTGCTGAATATGGTATTCAACATGATAGCAGAAAAAGCAAAGATGGTTCTAAATTTAACAGATCCTCATATACTTCCAAAATGGTAACAAAATGTAGGCAAAATAAAAAGCTACAGGCCTTAGAGTATAGGGGAGGAATGCGGTGTATGAGGTGCGGGTTCAACGAGCCAATAGCAGATTGTTACGCTTTCCACCATAGAAACCCAAGTGAAAAGGACCCAAGTTGGGGCAGAATGAAATCTAACAATTGGTCTTTTGAAAAGATTAAATCCGAACTAGATAAATGTGACATTCTATGTCATAATTGTCATAGTATAGTTCACTATGAGATGAGACAATAGTAGGGTGGCAGAGTGATCTAATGCGGATGCCTGCAAAGCATCTTTTCATCGGTTTGAATCCGATCCCTACTTCCACATGCCCGGTTAGTTTAATGGTAAAACGCCGCTTTTACACGGCGGATAGCGGTGGTTCGATTCCATCACCGGGCACCATACACAGGGCCAGGATTAGGCCCATCCCCCGCAGGGAGAGCAGTAGTCAGCAATGACGATAAGCGGAGACCCGAAGCCTACGCTAGCTCTTAAACGACAGCAACTTTGCGTCCCTTTACAGAATCCCCGGGCCATACCCCGGTTACTCTGTATGGCGTACATGCCCGCGTTAGGTTTGGCATAGGCTAGTTGATACGGCCTCCCCTCCCGGGCGATTCCGGAAGGTTGATATTGGGTTATCATTGGTAAAGGTACAACAAAGGCTGGCCACCTCTACTAAAGGGCTGGGACAGGGTGACAACTCAAGTTGGGGCTGGTGGGAATCAGTAGCCAACACTGTAGTTGAAATACAACAGGTTGACAGTGGCCTGGATAGTTGCTATAATAGTGGTATAGTAAGTAATAAGCATATTAGAACACATTACCGAACAGACAAATTGCCGCGGTACGCCAAAGCAGATGAGTAGTGTGTTCTACTATGGTTAGAGCAAGGGTGGTATGTAGTCGTTCTCTAAGCGACGAGGACTGGGATTCCCTGGCCAGCAACACTGGCACCATATTGAAGCACATTTTATCAGGGCAGTATTGTTCAGCGGTTTATAGCCGTAAGTGTGTTTCAATATGGTAGAATTGATGGGTGGAGATAGCGTCTCCCTTAACTGGTGGCCCGGTAATCGGGGAACTGCCCTTCTGAAACAGTGGAGGGAGAAATACAGGCGGAACAGTGACGCTATTGACAGACGGGAAAGACCGTCACCATATTGAAGCACATTTTGATGCCTATGAGGCAACAGAGTTGATCGCCTGTTGTACGGTGTGTGATGGGTGTGTTTCAATATGGTGAGTAGGAAGTAACCGTGAGCCGACTTGGTGAGGTTGCAGACTAAAGATCAACTTCGACCGCGTAGATAGTCCGGACTATCGTTTGAAACGGAAGATGCATCCATCCTCTGCCCTACTGGCCATATTGAAGCACATACAGTTCCGCCCGATAGTAAGGGAGATAGCGACTAGCGTTGAAGGACTGTTTAAGTGTGTTTCAATATGGTAGATGGTCGTTGTTAAAGGTGGGTATTCAGAGTATCCGCTCCTGAAAGGTGCAAATCCTGAAAGTATAGTCGGGCGAGAAGGCCGGGCA